TGGATGGAGTAACCCACATCACTGAAGGCACTAGATACACAATGGTGTCATTCTGGGACTATGCAGAAGCAGAGTATTCAGAAGAAAGAAAGGCGGAGTGGGAAGAGGAAATCAAGAAAGTAAGACAAGAGCAGGCAGAGGAAAAACAACAAAGAGAGTTGAGAAAAGAACGCTCATCTCTGATAGAAGAGCAGAGAAGATTATCACTCGAAGACTCACGCTCTGGTAATAAAAGGATTTACTTTCTCCACATCCAAAAAACTGGCGGTAGAGAACTTATTCAGAGACTAACTTATAACGACCATATGGTAGAAAGTTACATGGTTGGCTACAAAAAGATTCCTAATAAAGTAGAGCATTTTGGATTTAGTTCCGAAAGAATCACAAAAAATACTTATGTATTTACTACGCTTAGGGACCCGATAGCCCGAGCAGTGAGTCAGTACTGTCACGGAGTTTGTCTAACTTCAATTGGTCTACTCAATTCAGAAGACAAGATTGATATGTCATTGTTGACCTTTGACAAAATGTGGGACTATTTTATGTCTCGCAAGAACTTTAACAAATTTATGACCATAAGTCTGTTCGAAGACGGCTTCGATAACATAAATAAGTTTGTAGACTCTGACGAAGAGTACTATAAATCAAAAGCAGAAATTGACGAGCAACTTTCTAAATTTAATAAAGTAATAAAATTAGAAGAGTTCTCAAAAGAAAAGTTCCACGTTCTTAGAAAAGAATTACACAACTATTTGGGCAGCGACAGCAAACAGTTGGATTTAGTTGGCATAGACAACGAAAACCACTACTTTGAAAGCCTAAAAGAAAACCCTAGAGAAGCGTTTACTAACAAGTACTCTAAGAACTTGTACGAGTCTTTGACCGAAGAGCAGTTAGAACTACTAAGAAACTACTTTGAGTTCGACTATTACGTATACAGTAAGACGAATTTCTAAGGCGTAAATGACTAATTTAGAGATATTTGCAGACAAGATTTTTTACTATAAGAATGTAGTAGCAAACTGTAAAGAATTAGTAGACCTACTGGAAGAAATTCAGCCAACTTTAGGCGATGGAAACGTGCTTACCCAGTGGGAGCCTTGGACTGCTTCGGACGATAAAGACTTTCAGTTTGGCTCGAAGATTAGTAGTAGGCCAGAGATGTATGAGTTTTCTACTGTAGACGCCAAACTTATTTACGACATTTTTTATACGTCACTACTTTTTGTAGGTAACGATTACGCCAGAAAAAATAATCTAAGCATTGCCAAGCCTAGTCCGCTAAGTATTTCTAAATATATAAAAGGCGCTGGAATGGGACCGCACGTCGACGACTATGGAACTAACCCAAAAGTTAAGCCAATTATGTCGGCGGTTCTTTACTTGAACGATGAATACGAGGGCGGTGAACTGCACTTCAAAGAGCAAGGTGTGACCATAAAACCAGAGGCTGGGAGCATAGTAATTTTCCCATCAGTCGCACCGTTCTATCACGAATCTAGAGAAATCATTTCTGGCAACAAATACATGTGCCCAGCCTTCTGGAAAGATATAATTTAGTAATGATTATTTTGATTTTTGGATTGCCTGGTAGCGGAAAAACTACTTTAGCCAAAGCACTATTAGAGAGAACCCCAGCGATACACCTCAACGCCGACGAGGTTAGAGCAGAACTAAACTCCGATTTAGGATTCTCCATAGAAGACAGAATAGAAAATGCTCGCCGCCTAGGAGCAATAGCGAGACTTTTATCTAGTCAAGGACAGACTGTAATTGTGGATTTTGTAAACCCCACATCTGAAACCAGAGAAGCATTTGGCACCGCAGACGTATCTATCTGGGTAGACCGAATCCAGCAGAGTAGATTCGAAGACACTAATTCAATCTGGGAAGACCCAGGTGAAGTAGATGCTCGTATTGTTGAAGGAATCCCGCTAGAGTCTTCCGTATCAGTGGTCATGAGCGTAGCACAACTGCTTGATTGGAAAAAGCCTACTACTCTAATGCTCGGTAGGTATCAACCTTGGCACGAAGGACACGAGGCACTAAAAGATGAAGCGCATACAAGAACTGCTCAAGTATTGGTTGGAGTTCGCGATACCCACGGGACTTCGGATAAAGACCCGCTCACTTATCAAGAAGTTGTCGGATATATACGTGAGAATAGCAAGGAACGAGTGGGGACTTTAGTCTTAAGATTGCCTAACATTACAAACATTATTTACGGCAGAGACGTGGGCTACAAAATTGAAAAAGTAGAACTAAGCCCAGAACTCCAACAAATTTCCGCCACCCAAAAACGCAGGGAACTGGGCATCTAATTGTTAGAAAAACTTAAGGACCGAAACTCTAATACTCGCTCTGTTGTTAAGGCTTTTACTTATAGACTCTGGCAAAGCATAAATACTTTTTTTATTGCCCTTTTGTTTACAGGAAAATTTGAAACCGCTGCTCAGATAGTTAGCGTAGAAATTATAGTAAAACTAATTGTCTATTACTGGCACGAAAGAATTTGGAACAAATTAGACAAAAACTAAGCGGCCTCCGAGCCGTTTTCTTTTTCTTTGTCTAACACAGTAAGAGCAGGCTTTCTAGGCATCTGAGATTCTCGCCTAACAAAGACCACTCCGTCGTGTTTCATCTCACAGCATCTGGCTAGTGAATCTACCACAAACCTTTCTTTACAAACCTTGCACTGATTTGAGGTCGCATCACTTTTAGCCATATCTCCCTAAACGCTGGGTAATCTACAACAATTATCCCACGCCGGGTGCTAGGCTATTCATATGACGGAATGGAAGAAACTACAACGCTCCACCACCCCGCTCACATCCAAGGTGGCTATGGACGAAATCACATCTGAACTAATCAAGCCTTTCGATTACAACTCAGACGGAACCGAAGAATTTTACCCATATTTACTGCCAGAAGACCTGCCAGATTCTTGGGGCATTGGCGTAATTGTTGGCGCTTCTGGTACAGGTAAATCTAAACTTCTTGCTCAGTTTGATGGCGAGATAACACCAAAGCCAGAGTGGAACTCTGGAATGTCTATCGCATCTCATTTCGACGACCCAGTGGACGCTAACGAAAAACTATCTGCCGCTGGCTTGATGTCAATTCCAGAGTGGGTAAAACCATACAATGTTCTATCAAATGGGCAACAGTTTCGTGCTGACTTAGCCCGCTCGCTACATAACTGCGCCCGCATCGATGAATTCACATCAGTTATTGACCGCAACGTCGCTAAGGCTGCTTCCACCGCAATGGCTAGATACGTCAGAAAGAATGAAATTGAAGGCATAGTTCTAGCAACTTGCCACCGAGACATTCTTGAATACTTGGAGCCAGACTGGATTATCGACACTGATAGAGGCGAGTGGGCTTCGGGAAGGTATCTTCATCGACCGCCGATGGTACTCGAAGTCCATCCTTGCTCAAACGAAATTTGGAGTCACTTCGCTCCGCACCACTATCTCTCCGAATCGCTCAACAAATCGGCACACTGCTACTTGGCACTCTGGAACGGAGAAGTAGTAGGTTTTGTTGCTTCTATTGCTTATCCTTCTGGAACAGTAAAAGAGGCATACCGAGAGCACCGATTGGTAATCCACCCCGACTATCAAGGCTTCGGGCTGGGACCAAAACTTTCGGAATTGATTGCCCAGCATTACATTAATAACGGCAAACGTTATTACTCAAAGACTAGTCACCCAAGGCTAGGTGGCTACAGGGACCAGTCCCCCCTCTGGAAGCCAACGTCCAAAAATCATATGCGTAGGACCGATGGGCTAAACTTAGAGGGGAAGTCCAGATGGTCCATTGACCCGAATCGCTGGAGTTATTCTCACGAATACATTGGAGCCTAATGGAAGACCTAGGTATCGCTTTATTATACGCACGCGTATCTACTCAACTACAAGTAAATGATGGCGTTTCTCTAGATGTCCAAGAACGTCAACTACAACACGCCGCTGAGTTGGCTGGATATACCAACATCGAACTTGTTAGGGAAGAAGGTCGCTCAGGTAAGTCCATTTCGGGGCGTCCTGCGCTCACAGAAGCCCTAAAGAGACTAGATAGCGGAGAAGTCAAGGCTCTTTTTGTGACCCGTATAGACCGCCTAGCACGCTCTACAAAGGACTTTTTGAGCATCATAGATAGGGCAAATACTAACGGCTGGCGTCTAATTATGCTTGACCTAAACCTAGATACTGCCACCTATCAAGGGCGCTTCGTGGTTACTATTATGTCCGCGCTCGCGGAGATGGAACGTGGCATCATTGCTTCGCGCCAGAAGGAAGTCCACAAAGACCGTCGCGACCGCGGTATTGTTTGGGGCGTAGATATGGGTCCAAAAAATAAAGCCCCCCAAGAATTGAAGGACTTTATCGTTTCACTTAGGAAGTCAGGAAAGACCTTTCAGGCTATTGCTGATTCCCTAAACGAGAGCGGGGAACCTACTCAGAACGGTCGCCAGTGGTATCCGACAACGGTTCGGAATCTACATCAACTTGCTTTGGCGGAACAGGGTCACCCTCCAACTGAGACCGAAGAATAACGGTCTGAGCAAAGTTACCTGGGAAGTTGTAGTCTCCAGCGTGAGTAATGTTTACCCAAGGCGCTGCGTAAACCTTGTTGCCTAAGTCTTGCCATTTACGGCAGAAATAGTAATCTTCAGAAAGAAGAATACCGCTTTCATCCACTTCAGTAGCAAAGTATTCAGTAACTTGCTGGCTAAAATCAATTGCTCCAGTGCTACCGTGGTGAGCGTAAGTTTTACAGTGTGGCTTCATAGCCTCAAAAACATTACGTCGGATAAACATCATTCCAGTGGCAACGTTCACAACTTCAAGAGGCTCGTCTAGTTTGATAGTTACTTGACCCTTAGGCAAGTTCGCAGAGAAGAATCCGCTATAAAGACTTAGGTCTTCTTTACCTTTTAGCGCAGCATTACGAACCATGTCCCAGTTGATGTTCTTCATAGGATAGATAGCGCCGATAAGGTCTACGCCAGACTCAATCATTTTTACAACGTGGTCCGCATCAAACCAATGGTCTGAGTCGATAAACAGCAGAGCGTCACAGTCGGTTTTCTCGAACTCATAAGACAAAGCATTGCGTGCTCTAGTAATTAGGCTTTCGTTGTAGACCTTAGAGTAAACGGTCTGGTGACCCTTATTTGCTAATGCAACAATCAGGTTGATGAGGCTTTCGGTATAGATGCCTTTGCAGTTTCCACCATACATAGGAGTTGCAATAAAAATCTTCACGAGATGTCTTCTTTCTTTTTATGTAGGAGAGGGCTAAGAACCATGAACTAATACTTAGCCCTCCCCATAATGTGATGCTCTCCCGCAACACACTTTTAATCTATCACTATTTATAGTGAATTAAACCGAGTGACAAGCGACCAATTTACATCGGAACTCTGGGGGACCGCCCTAGGGACCAACATACGACCCTTAATTTCAGCGTTCGTTCCCTGACCAATTATCTCCATACCTCGGTCAGACAACTTGCGCTGGAAGGCAATCTGAGTCATAGGCTTCTCGCCTCGGTCTTCAGACCAAGCACGGTAAATCTGATACAGTTCCCTAACCCTTAGAAGAGCGCCTTCGCTTTCCCTAGATTCTTCGTTTAGGAACATACCAATGCGGTCTTCGTTCTTGCGGTAAATGTCGGATGCTTCTGACACAGCAGTGCACCAGCCCAACGGGTCGCGAGCACTAGAGCCTAAATACTTGATGGCACCTTCTACAGCCCAAGAAAGAATTGCTGGAAGCGCACCCTCTGGGTCGAACAAGTATGCCTTTAGGTCTGGGTCTGGCGACTCAGGCACGTTGCTCCAAGGAATTGGACGTAGACGACGCCACATAGCATCGTCAGTAATCATAGGTCTGTGGTTTGTGGTCACCCACAATTTAGCCATAGCCTTGAATGTGAATGGCTTTTCACCTGGAGAACGAGCCGAGATTTCAGATGAACCTGTCAACTTCTTTACGGCATTTTCTTTTAGGCGCTCAGACTCTGGCAACTCGTCTACCCAAACCATACGGCGTCCGCGTAACTCAGCCCAGTGGTAGAGGTCAGTGCTAGAAGACTGTCCGTTAGCATCAGCAAGAATGTTTGAGTCCAAAGGCCAAGCATACTGAGCAGTTCCCAATGCCTTTACGATTGCTTCAACAAAGGTGTTTTTACCAGAACCCGGAGGACCATAGACCAAGAACATCACGTCCTGAGTGTTTAGTCCAGTCAAAGTGTAGCCAGCAGCACGCTGTAGCCAGTCCTGCAGTTCCTTGTCTCCACCAGTTGCGTAGTCGATGAACTGCTCCCATCGCACATTACGCATACCTTGCGTGTAGCCAACAGGGGCACGCTTAGTGATATAGAGGTCTGGTCTACCTTTTAGTAGTTCTCCAGTTCGCAGGTCAACAACACCGTTGGACACACCTAGCAGATACTCATCCCCATCCCAACGCTCGACCGACGTAACAATACGCTCGTCAGAGTTAGCGCTTTCGATAGCAGACTTTAGACGCGAGTTTGATTTAGCCTGACTAGACCACTTCACAACTTCAGTTTGCTTATCTGGGTCGTCATAGTGAACAACTTCAGTAGCAATAATCGGAGCAAGTTTTTTACATAGTTCTTGCATACCTAAATCTTCAGCATCTGGACGCCAGTATTGACCGTCCCAAATAAACCAGCCAATGCCAGGCGTGTAACGAATAGAAGAACCAAAGGTGTCTACAAGACGTCTACCGTTACCAGTATCAGACAACGAACGCTTACCGGGAGTTCCACCCTCTGCTTCGGTCAAAGCATCTGGGTCCTTAGGAACGTCAACGTTTCCAGAACTAAAAGCCTCCGAGATAGACATACCACTGCGAGCAGCCTCTGTCATTTCTCCGCCTAGCGTGCCAGGCAAGTAAGAAGAGTCTGACTCTTCCACGTCGTCGGGGTCAGATGTTCTTGGTCTAGTGTCAGTTCTTTGAACGCTGGCTTGGGCTTGTGCTTTATTTCTTTCGGACCACTCCTGTAGTCCAGGATAAATAAGTTCAGTCACAGGATTTTCAGCAACAAAGTCCATCGCACGACGAGTGTGCATGAGTAGCGAGTTAGGACCTTCAAGGTCCATTGGTGGACGAACTTTTTCAAAGTTGAAACGCATCATCATGGTTTCAATCATTAGACGCTTTTCTGGGGTCTCTACACCAAACTTGTTTGCGATAGCACAAGCCAACTTGTAAATGTCGACAGCACGAGAACCCTCATCGATACCTTCTTCAAGCATCTTTGCGATGTCTACGCGGTCACCCTTAAAGTCTAAGTCGCCTAGCCAGCCCCAGTCGCCCTCTCCCAAAGAAGTGGAAGACCTGCGACCAGACTTACGCAACACATTTAGTAGGTTGTCTGGCGCTTCTGCCATTTCAATCTGCCAAGGAGCCTTACCGTCCGCCCACTCATAGTCGACACCAGAGCCGTGACGAGAAGGAGCAAGCATCACGTATCCGTTGTGCTTGATGTCAATACCAGACAGACCAGAAGCCTTTAAGTTACCCAAAAGTTTTTCATCAGGAGAGCACTTAAAAAATATGTGTCGACCTCTTACCTGCTTACCCTTGTGACTGTATACGCCAGTGTATGCCTCAACAGTTTCGGGCAGGTCGTGCTCAAGAAGTTCTAAAAATTTATCCCAAGAATCGATACCGCCAGAACGAGGGTCAATATCGATAACTACAAAACCAGTTTTTTGACAAACAACGCCGATGTTGTTGGCAGGAGAGTTTTGCCACCAGTTGTGGACCACCAGTTCGTCGTCAGTGGCGCGAACGTTCCAATCGCCGATAGTGGGGTGCTTACCTACGTCTTTAGGTTCGCTGTGCTGACCGTTACAGGTACATCTTCCAGAGTCATTAATGCCGTAGCAAGGAAGTATTTTCCAGCCTTTTTGGGCGTACCAAGCGGATGCTTTTTGAAGTTTTTGTTGGTGTGGAGAGTTCATGTGTGTTGCTAAACCCTCTCCGCGTATAGGTGTCGTTCCATAATTGCCTTTCAATTGTTCACCCATAATAACACTTGAGACGGCAAATCCAGCAACTTTGTGGCTGTGTTTGCTCAAATTAGTGTGAGCATTTATAGGATACAATAATAGAAGCAAGCAGGCTCAATTTATTGGATTACTATTCTAACTCATGGCACAAGAACTCATTTTCACAATAGCCGCCCTAATTACAGCGACAGGTGTAATTATTGGCTCGTTGGTAGCCATCTATAAACTGGCTAGAAAAATTGGCGACTCTATCGGAGTAGATAAAAATGGTCGCACTCTTTCAGAACGCCTAGACCGAGTAGAGCACCAACTCTGGGAAAACGGTGGCTCGTCATTGGCAGATAGAGTCAACAGCATCGAGTCTCACGCTATTAGTAGCACCGCAAAACTTGAACTAATAGAAAATTTGCTATTAGCATCCAATCAAACACCAGTTTCTACAATAAAAAAACCTCGTATAAAAAAGGTGAGTTAGTGGTCTTTTACAAGCCGCTATGAAGTATCATAAAGACGTAATCGACATACGAAAGAGAGACCTATCGTGTCGTTGTCAGACCAGATAAAAGCAGAGTCAACCAAAGTTATTGCTAAGCGATGCAAAATCGGGCTACTTCTTTTGGACTTATCTGAAGAAGATAGGGACTCTTTGATACAAGCGTTTGATAAACCGCCACACTCTTCAGGCGGACTTTCCAATGTTCAAATCCACAAAATTTTACTATCTGAGGGTTTTGAACTAGGACTGAGCACCGTAGATAGACACAGAAACCACGACTGCGGTTGCTATATGGCTACCAGAATAGGTAAGTAAATAATGGGCATCTCGGACAAACTAAAAGAATTTAGCGAACCAGGTAGAAGCGGTTCTGATATAAAAGCACTAAACACTCCAGAAGAATGGCGACCGCGTCTAGACGTAGATGAGACTAGAGGCGGTTTTGTTGTATCTACTCCAAGACCAGCGGGGCAGTTGCCAGACGCCAAAGAAGTTTTAGAAGAGTTCGGATTAGACCCTAACTCTTGGTCAGTCACATCCTTACGTCGCTCTAGATGGCAAACATACA